CGTGTGTATGACCGTTTGGCGTCAGAATCCTCAGACGCAAACTGTGGCCAAGTAGACTATCATCACCCTCAAATATAGCTCGAAGTAGGATTTCCAGGCTGATATCCTCAGCTTCGAACATGTCTCGCAATACCCACGTGTAGCTGTCAGGCTTCGTTGGATCATATGTGTCGTGGCGTTCCATTGCTTTCCTGAGTCTGCATGTCTGCGGACAATTGAGCGGATTATCCCTTATCGCACTCACTAACATGCTAGCAATGTGTTTCTTTGCTGCAGTGCTAAGCACTGATTTCACTGGCTGCCCACCATACTTGTTAACGGCGCCGCTGTATGACACTGTTAGACCGCTGCGCATCCAAGTGTCGCGGGTCTCTGTTCGAAACATGTCAACGGCGTCGGCACAAAGTAGAGTGCCCCATAACAACCAGTTTACCAAATGATTGAGGACGCTTGTTCCTCTATCGCCACTCTTCCGGCACAAGTCATATTCGATACGCATAAACATACGTCCCGTACATTGAGTGTTCCGCTTCTCTGATGTGCCGCCCTCTATGACGCTTGATGCCTGACCTCGCATCTCGCCATGAGCTACCTTCAACGCGTCATATGCTGCTTGTGGCATAAAATTATGCCATGCGCCGCCACATGCCCATTCGGCTATAGAGTTGAGAAGACCATTTTCGAAACAAAGTATGTCTGCGCCTATCGTCCAATCAAAACTACTGCCGTCTCCTTCAGTAAATGCCGCTTCTGGCATGTTCTGACAACGTCGAATGTAATGTCGTGCTGCTTGAGCTTTTGACATATGCTTGATGTGGCAATCGTTGTGATACCCCTCCACATTCAATTTGTCCTTCTGCTCGAAGGCATCATCGCTCGGCTCTCCTGTTCTCGCTCGCGAATAATAGAGTAGCTCTAAGATGCCTACTGGGACTATACTCAACAACTGGGCCAACGATCCCACGTTGAATATAAGGCGCGGCTTATTCTCATCCTCACCATCTTTCGGATTCTCTGCTGGCGTTGCACTCGCCTTACGCAGCTCATTCGCCTTTGCCTTGTCCCCGCCGCACGGGCAACGCTTACCCTTAGCGTTGCTCTTGACTATATCACCACCGCATAAGTTACATGTTGGAGAAAATGCGCCTTTGTTTTTGTCGGTGGCCTTGCTCAAGCCCATCTCTGGCTTGATTTGCAGCTTGCCCTCTTTAAGCACGAGGCTGAGAATTTGCTGTGCAGCGCTGTCGCGTCCGGAATCTGCAGCATAAACGACACACTTGTCCACAAGCTTCGTGATGAGCTCATAGAACTGTTGTTCGGTCATTTTCTTGCTACGGAAATCAATTGCTTCCGGAAACATCATCACTATCTGCTCCCAATTCTCATCTGTGAGCCAAATCTTCTCGAGGTCGGCAACGCTTCGCTTCATTCTGTAAATATGTTGCCTTGCAAACTGTGGATTACGTCGACCATGCACATGTGTTGTAGATGAAAAGCTGTTGGTGGACTTGGCAATGACATCAGCGCGATGTCGGAGGCCAGCGGACACGTTGCCGAGTGTCAACGCAGCCCCAATCATTTGACCTGGTCCTGGTGCAATCTTTCGTGCTAAAACACGGCCTAGTAATCCTTTCTCGTCGCCGCAGTCCATGATACTCACTACGCCGTTACTTGGTGAGTAAAACATAGACTTCAGTCCTGGCTCCGAGGCGGTGAGCACTTTGATGCCTGAAGTGCCACCTTTGAGTAAAACAGCATATTTGGCGTCGCTGTTACTCTTCTCTGAGAGCATCCTATGATAGCCCCAGTATTCTAATGCTTTGTAGTTGATGATCTTCTTATGTGTGTTTACTCCGTGCTCCTCGCAGAACGCCTTGACTTCGGTTGCAAACTCGTTGCTGACGTCTTTGATTGATGGAGTCGCGCATGGGCGCCAGTCTGCACGATGTGCAAGATCTCCATTCCATAGAGCAACTGTGGTCTTGGCCAACTTCTCATGCCATTCGCCATCTTGCCTATTGTAGTAGGGTATGAGGCCGAGCTGAGTGATGACCTTGTTCTCCGTCTGATTAAAAACAAGAGGACCAATCTCAGTCAGTACAGCCAAATGTGCGTTCGTAGGGTCATCTTTATCGCTGAGATATTCCCCACTCTGACGCAACCAAGCTGTAACTGCTTGTGTTGTAGCATTAGTTGTCTGCCCCTGACGAGCGGCCATTGATGACAAGACAGTAGATGTCATTCCCTGCGGAAGATACACCGTACGAGCCTCGCCTTCGCCGTATAGCCACTCAGACAAACTCTGGCCACCTGCGCTGCCCCACTGGACTGCGCGGTACGCCATGCTCACATACGAGACAACCTGGATCCCGACACCAATAGGGATTCCGGCTGGATGAAAACTCGCAGTGGCTACTGCAAAGCCGCCGATGCCGTCCAAGAGGTCCGACATTGCTCCTAAATCTAGGCTGCTAAGCAGTGGGAAGTTTCCACACCAAAACTCCCCTAGCCCCCAGCATGAGGCTACTGCGCTCGTTATTGCACATGCCGGTGCAATCGCAGAAGAGCGCTTGTGCAGATCACAAAAGTGGGCAACAAATACGTGCTCAGTAGAGCACGGCTGGCAACTCCATTCACCGGCTGGCGAGGAGAACATCTTCCACTTTTGCTCACCAAAACCGCATGCAGGGCAGGTACACGAAGTACCTGCTGCGATATACTGGCGAGTCATCTGCACGGGTGACGACATGCTAATAGGCCTGGTCAGGCAGTGAAGGACTGGTACGAATACCGGCAGTCAATCCAACACACCACTTCTGGAAATCTCAAGAGCTCGGGAGGTCAACTTGAG